GGTACAAAAAGCGCGCCGGGGGTGCGGGGGACGCGCGTCCGCGGGCGCGCCATAATGAAATAACCGGCCCGGCGGGCCGGCCCGGAGGGGACCGGGGAGAGGGTGCGAAGGCGCCTTTTTTTGATGGGTTTTTCCGGGACATGGGCGGAGGATTCACGGATGAAGGAAGCAGATGTGAAGGCCGTCGTCGAAGTTGCGGACCAGCTGCCGGGGACATCCGGCGCGATCCGGAAGAAGGCGGCCGGAAAGAAGACAAAAGCCAGGGCGAAGGCGCGGAGCGGAAGCGAAAAGCTGACGCCGGCGGCGCTGTACCGAAAGATGATCAGCTTCGGGAAGGTCTACCAGGTCGAACGGGAGCAGGATTTCATCGAGGCCGCGCGGATCTACGCGGAGGAGGCCGCCCTGATCGACCAGATGCGCGACAAGATCGCGGAGGAGGGCCTGACGGTCCTGAAGACCTACAAGACCGGGGACGTTCCGGTGGCGCATCCGCTGCTGAGCGAACTTCCGCGGCATGTGGAAAGCGCGAACAAGTGCCTGACGACGATCGGGAACATGATCGGGGAGCGAGGCGCGCGGGTGGAGAAAGCCGCGCGGGATCTGGACGCTTTCCGCCTTCACTGAGAACGGCGGGGTGGTCGGGGAGTGAAGGAAGCGGGAAACGCGATCACGGCGTACATGGAAGAGATCCGGAACGGCGGCGTGACCGTGGGGAAATGGATCCGGCAGCTGTACGAGGTGATCGAGAAGGGACTGGACGAGGGCCGGTGGTTCTATGACGACCGGCTCGCACAGAACGCGATCCGGTTCATTGAGCGGTTCTGTCACCATTACAAAGGCGCGCTGGCCCCGCGCCGGATCCGGCTCAGCCTGTGGCAGCGGGCGGCCATCAGCCTGATCTTCGGGATCGTGGACGCCTCCGGGAAACGACAGTTCAACCAGGTTTTCTGGGTCTGCGGACGGAAGCAGGGGAAAACGATCACGGCGGCGTCGATCGCGACGTACATGGCATACGCGGCCGGGGAATTCGGATCTGAGATCTACATGCTCGCGCCGAAGCTGGAACAGGCGGACCTGGTCTATTCGTCCGTGGAGTTCAACGTCCGGGCAGAGCCGGAGCTGGACGCGATCACGCGGTCGACAAAATACCGCGGGCTGATGATCGGCGAGACGAACACGATGGTCCGGAAGCTCGCTTTCACCAGCAAGAAATCGGACGGTTACAATCCGATGTTCTACTGCGCGGACGAGGTGGCGGCCTGGCCGGGCGTGACGGGCCTGAGACAGTGGGAGGTCATGGCCTCCGGCACCGGCGCCAGGAAGGAACCGCTGGGTCTGGCGATCAGCTCCGGAGGGTACGAGAACGAGGGCCTGTTTGACGAGCTGATGAAGCGCTCGACGGCGTTCCTGATGGGAAACAGCCGGGAGCAGCACATCCTGCCGATCCTGTACATGATCGACGATCCGGAGAAATGGAACGATCTGGCGGAGCTGAGGAAGAGCCTGCCGGGGCTGGGCGAGAGCGTCAGCGAGGAGTTCATCCGGAAGGAGATCGACACGGCGGAGGAGTCGATCAGCAAGGCGACGGAGTTCCGGACGAAATACTGCAACCTGAAGCAGTCGGTTTCCACCTGCTGGTTCCGGGCGGAGGACATCGAACAGATGTTCGGATGGCGGAAGCCGCTGGAGGAGATCCGGAACAAATACTGCGTCGGGGGAATCGATTTATCGCAGAGCGTCGATCTGACCTGCGGGGTAATTATTACAGAGATCGACGGGATCCTGTGGACCCACGCGCACTTCTGGCTGCCGAACAAGCGGCTGGAAGAGGCGACAAAGCGGGACAACATCCCTTACGAAATCTACATCCGGAAGGGGTTCCTGAGCCTCAGCGGCGAGGAGTTCATCAACAACGACGATGTGATCCTATGGTTCATGGACCTGGTGAAGACCTGGAAGATCTTCCCGCTGCAGATCGGGTTTGACCGGTGGAGCGCGCAGGACATGGTCCAGAAGATGCAGCAGAAGCTGTTTCACATGGACTCTGTAACGCAGGGCTTCAACCTGTCAAGCGTGGAGGACACCCTGGAGGGGATGCTGCGCGAGGGCAGGATCCGGGACATGGACGACAACGATCTACTGAAGATCCATCTGGCGGACGCGGCGCAGCAGATGGAGAGCAACACGGAACAGGCACATCCGCGGAAGAAACTGGTCAAACTGACAAAGAACGCGCACGTCGACGGCGTGGCGGCCATGCTGGACGCGATGGCCATGCGGCAGTTCAAGTGGGCGGAGCTGGGGAAACGCCTGATGAACGGCGGAGGGTGAGAAGGACATGGGACTGTTTGAGAGGATTTTCGGGAAAAAGGAGCAGCCGGCGAGCGTCAGGGCGACATCCGCATGGAAGATGCTGGACGGATACGTGCCGGCCTTCCGGACCTGGAGCGGAAGCATCTACGAGAGCGACCTGATCCGGGCGGCGCTGGACGCGCACGGACGCCACGCGGCGAAGCTGAAGGTCAACCTTCAGGGGACGGCGCAGCAAAGCCTGCAGGCGAAGCTCCGGATCCGGCCGAACAGTTTCCAGACCTGGTCAAAATTCCTCTACCAGACCGCGACGATCCTGTACGCGCGGAACACGGTTTTCATCGTACCGACCCGCGGGGAGTACGGGGAGACGACCGGCATCATCGACGTGGTCCCGGAGACGTGGGAGCTGGTCGAGTTCAACGGAGAGGTGTGGATCCGGTTCCGGCTGGCGAACAACAAGCGGGCAGCGGTGGAGCTGAAACGGTGCGGAATCCTGACCAGGTACCAATACGAGAACCAGCTTTTCGGCGAGTCGAACAAGGCGATGAAGCCGGTGCTGGACCTGATCGAGATGCAGCGGCAGGGAATCACGGAAGGCATCAAGAACGGCGCAAGCTACCGGTTCAGCGCGCAGAGCGACAACTGGTCCACGGACGACGACCTGGCCGCGGAGATGGAGCGCTTCAACGCGGCGACCTTTGGCAATAAAAAAACATCCGGCGGCGTGATCATCTTCCCGAACACGCTGGCGAACGTCCAGCAGCTGCGGCAGGAAGCGTACAAGGTCGACGCCGACCAGATGCGGCTGATCCGGGAGAGCGTTTTCGACTACATGAACGTGAACGAGAACATCATCCAGTCGAAGTCCTACGGCGACGAGTGGCTGGCGTTCTACGAGTCCGCGGTCGAGTGGTTCGCGATCCAGCTCAGCGAAACGCTGACGGGGATGCTTTTCACGGAGAGGGAACAGCAGTACGGAAACGCGGTATTCTTCAGCGCGAACCGCCTGCAGTACATGAGCAACAAAGACAAGATGGAGGCCGTGAAGGACCTGGGCGACCGGGGACTCGCGACCAGGAACGAGCTGCGGGAGATCCTGAACTTGGAACCGCTGCCGGAACCGTACGGGAGCCAGATCCCGGCGCGGGGTGAGTATTTCGACGTGACGAACCCGCCGGTAGACAAGATGCCGGCGGAGGACGAGGACGGAGGGGAAGACAGTGAAGAAAGCTGAGAGAAGGGCCTACACATTTGAAGTGAGGGCGGAGGAAACGGAAGGGATCGCCAGGCTGGAAGGCCGGGCGATTCTTTATAACAGCCGGACGAACATCGGACGGTTTGATGAAATCATCGAGCCGGGGGCGCTGGACAACACGGACCTGAAAGACGTCCCTTTTTTCGCGAACCACAACATCAACAGCATCCCGCTGGCCAGGAGCCGGAACAACAATGAGAACAGCACCATGCAGCTGATCCTGGACGAAGAGGGGCTGGGAATCCGCGCGGATCTCGATATTGAGAACAACGCGGAGGCGAGGGCGCTTTATTCCGCGGTCGAACGGGGGGACATTACCGGGATGTCCTTCATGATGATCGGGATAAAGGATAGATGGGAAGGACCGCGCAATGAGCATCCGCTCAGGCACATTGTGGGCATTGAGCGGATCGGGGAGGTTTCTGCGGTCAACTTCCCGGCCTACACGCAGACATCCATCGAAAGCCGTGACAATTCCGGGGCGCTGGACAGCGCGCTGGAATCACTGGAGAGTGCGATCGCGGCCGAAGAAGCGGAGGAGCGTGAAACAGCTGAGCAGGAGCGCCGGACGGCGGTTCTGGAGTGGCTGGAAAATTACAAGAAAGGGGAAAAGTGATCATGGAATTCAACTTTTCCGAACAGACTCCGGAGCAGCTGGAAGAGCGCAGATCCACGCTGGTGAAGGAAATCGAAACACCGGAAATGCCTGCGGAAGAAATGGAAAACCGAAAGGCAGAGATCCTTGCGATTGACGCGGAACTGGAAGCCCGGAAGGCTGCTGAAGCGGAGCGCAGGGAAGAGGAACGCGCCGTGGAGAACGGCGCCGGGGAGACCAGAGAAAAACATCAGGAGGAAAAGAAAATGTCTGACATGGAAATCAGAAACAGCGCCGCGTACATGGACGCGTTCGCCAACTACATCAAGACCGGCAGCGACAAGGAATGCCGCAGCCTGCTGACCGAAAACGCCAGCGGCACCGTGCCGGTTCCCTCGCTGGTCGAGGACATCGTGAAGACTGCTTGGGAAAAGAATGCCCTGCTGAGCCGGATCACCAAGACCGGTTTCCGCGGCAACCTGAAAGTTCCCTTTGAGAAGAGCGCGGACGGCGCCTATGTGCACACCGAAGGCACCACGGGCCTCACCGAGGAAGCCCTGGAGATCGGTATCGTCACCCTGACGCCGGCCAACATCAAGAAGTGGATCCGGATCAGCGACGAGGTCGTCGCGATGGGAGGCGAGGGATTTGTCCGCTACATCTACGAGGAAATCACCTACCGCATCATGAACAAGCTGGTTTCCGAACTGGTGAACAAGGTTGTGCTGGCCAGTGCGGACCACAGCTCCAGCGCGATCGGCGTGCCGGTTTCCAAGGCGGCCCCCGGCGTCATGACCATCCCGAACGCCGCGGCGAAGCTTTCCGAGGACGCGACCGACCTGTGCGTCGTGATCAACCGGCTGAGCGAGGCCAACTTCAACGCAGCCTACGCGACCGCGAACTTCGCGACCGATCCGTGGGCCGGCCTGCCCAGGATCTACACGTCCGCCCTGTCTGCCTATGACACCCTGAGCGAGAACGGCGTGTATGCCATCGTCGGCGACCTCTCCGCCCTCCAGGCGAACTATCCCGAAGGCGAAGGCATCGTGATCAAGTGGGACGACCTGAGCGAAGCGGAAGACGACCTTGTGAAGGTGGTCGGACGTCAGTATGTCGGCTACGGCATTACCGCTCCCGGTAAGCTGGTCAAGCTGACCAAGCCGGGCGCCTGATGAAAGTCAGACTGCTGAAACGGCAGCGGATCGACGGCGAGGCCGGGGAGATCGTTGAGGTCTCCCCGGAACGCGCCGCGTTCCTTTTGCAGTACGGAGCTGCGGAACCGGTGACGGAAGCCAGGGAGCAGGCGGAGGAACCGGCGAAACAGGCGAAGACTGCAGCGAAGAAAACAACCGCAAAGAAAAAGTGAAGAAGGAAGCGTAAGGAAGCATGAAGATCATGGTGGCCGTTCCGACGACCGACTATGTCAACGCGGAATTCATGCGGTGCAAAGTGGCACTGATGAGGAAGCTGGACAGAGACGGCGTGGAGGCGGAGGAAAAGATCATCGGGGGGACCCTGGTCTACCACGCCAGGAACAAAATCGTCCAGATGGCGATTAATGAAAACTTTACACATGTGCTGTGGATCGACTCCGATATGGTATTCGGGCCGGAGATCATGGAGGACCT